CAACGCTTTTCTAAAGATAAAGAGGGTGAACCACAAACTCAAGAAACAGTTGTTGTCCAATTGTCTCCTAAGTGGGAAATTGGTCCAGAGTGGCCTTTAGTAAAACAAGGACCATCTTTTAAAATTCCAGTAAACAAGGCATCATCTAAACCAGTCACTGGATTTAAAACATGCGTTGTTGTTCCTGATTTACAAATAGGTTTCTATCGTGGAAGGTCTGGAGAATTAGAAGCAACCCATGATGAGAAAGCAATTTCTGTTTCGTTGGCAATAATAAAAACAGTAAAGCCAGACGTAATTGTTTGCGTTGGCGACAACTTAGATTTGCCAGAAATGGGAAAGTATCTCACGTACCCAGCGTACGCACAAACGACACAAGCATCAATTGATAGAGCAACTGCTTTTTGTGCAGAGATGCGAAACACTGCGCCCAACGCACAAATTGTTTGGTTGGCGGGTAACCACGAAGAAAGAATGCCTAAGTACTTGCTTACCAATGCCGGAGCTGCTTACGGTTTAAGAAAGGGAAACATTCCAGAGTCTTGGCCAGTATTAAGTATTCCCTACCTATGCAGAATGGATGAATTTGGTGTTGAATACCGACCAGGTTACCCAGCATCTGATTTTTGGGTTAATGAAAAATTACGAGTAATACATGGAGATAGAGTTAAGTCATCAGGATCAACAGCACACGTTTATTTAAATGCGGAGAAAACAAGCGTAATTTATGGACACATTCACAGAATTGAAACTGCGTATAAAACTAGAGAAGACTTTGACGGTCCTCGCACGATCATGGCGGCGTCGCCTGGTTGTCTCGCTCGTATTGATGGCGCTATCCCTTCTACTAAAGGTGGCGTAGACCTAGACGGACGACCACTGACTCGTTATGAAAATTGGCAACAGGGTCTTGGTGTCGTCACTTACGAAGACACTGGAGCACATAAGTTTGCTTACGAAGTAATTCCAATTTACGATGGTTGGGCTATGTATCACGGCAAAGAATACAGTGCATAAAACACATGACAACAATTATCGCTATTCAAGGAGATGGTTTTTCAGTACTCTGTGCTGACTCTCGTATTAGTGATTCTTACGCTGATGGATTAATTTCACAAATAGGAACTTTGCGTGAAGGGTCTGGAAAAGTAGCCGTCAATGGGAAATACTTGCTAGCAACTGCTGGTGATCTTAGAGCAATTAACATTCTCCAACATGTGTTTCAACCGCCAACGCCAACACCAAACACTAGAGGTAAAAAACTAGATCAATTTATTACTAGTAAGTTCATTCCGGCATTACGAGAGTGTTTTGATTCTCAAGGATACTCAGTTCCTGACCGTGACGACAAAGAACACATGGCTGAACAAGGGTCAACCATTCTTTTGGCAATAAATGGAACTTTGTATTTAATTGATGGAGACTACTCGTGGTATTCCGATTTTACGGGATTGTACGCAATTGGCACTGGTTCCTCATACGCTCTTGGGGCATTACAAGCTTTAGTGCATAACAAAAAACAAACGGTGATCCAAGCAAAGGCCAACGCCATAAAAGCCATAGCAATCTCTGCTAAGTTTGACCCCTACACGGGTGCGCCATACCACACCTTTGTGCAAGAATACGAAGTACGCAGTAAATCGCGTAAACCTGTATAATTAATCAACCAACAAAAGGAGTAATACCATGAAAACAGCTCATGTAGACGCAACAGCAAAAGGAGCCTTGCTAGGCTTGTTGACATATGTCGGCACAAAATACGACGTTTCAGCAGAGGTAGTAGCCGCTTGTGTTCCAGTAGCAGCTCTTGCTCTGTCATTTGTTTCAACCAAAATTGGTGACAAAAACACAACTATGCTGATTGACTTGGCTGCTAAGGCCGCAGCCGCAGCTCCGGCAAAACCTGCTGCCAAAAAAGCCCCAGCAAAAAAGAAGTAATATCTTATTACTTTCTTAAAGAGGTTTTAAATGCCTATTGATTTTTGGTCCCCGTCCTATAGGGCTGCATCTAGTGATCTAACAGTTGCTATCAGCCCTTTAGGATTGGTTGAACTTGCCGACGAAGAGTTTGAAGTTCATGGCCCACGCCTTAACCGCTACTCTGCTGCATGGGCTTGGTATCTAGGACACCATTGGTCATACCGTCGCGAAATGGGCGACAATAACATCACCATGAATTATGTCCGAACAATGTCGGACTTCATCACTAACTTTTGTTTTGGTAAAGGAATTCAATTTAAAGTTCCTGAACAAAACCAAGCAATCATTCCACGACTTCTTCATGAAATCTGGGATAACCAAAACAACAAGCATTATTTGCTTTGGCAGATGGGGCAATTAGCCAGTGTTACTGGAGATTGCTTTGTAAAAGTTGCGTATGACGAACCATATGCAGACGGTGCTGGTGTTGTTCGTCCAGGTCGTGTTCGTATTTTGCCTCTTAACCCAGCCCATTGTTTCCCTGAATATCACCCACATGATCGTGAACGTTTGCTGCGTTTTAAACTTAAGTATCGCTTTTGGGGCACATCTCCAGAAGGTACTCGTCAGGTTTACACCTTTACAGAAATCCTTACCGACGAGTTAGTTCAACAATACGTAAACGACGAACTAATTGATTCGTATCCAAACCCAATTGGTACCGTCCCTATTGTCCACATTCCAAACATAACGATTACTTCGTCACCTTGGGGTCAATCAGACATCTGGGATGTAATTCAATTAAATCGTGAACTTAACGAAAAGATGACCGAAGTTTCAGACATCATCAATTACCATGCTGCTCCAGTAACAATTATTACTGGTGCAAAAGCAAGCCAACTTGAGCGAGGTCCAAAGAAGGTTTGGGCTGGTTTGCCAAAAGATGCACAGGTATTTAATCTTGAATCTCGTGGAGAAATGGCTGGAGCGCTTGAGTATATTCAAGTGCTTAAACGAGCAATGCATGAAATTACTGGTGTTCCAGAAACGGCACTAGGACAATTTCAACCAGTATCCAACACTTCTGGCGTTGCTCTGGCAATTCAATATCAGCCTTTGATGAACCGTTATCAAATGAAGAAAGTACATTTCACTAACGGTCTAGAGAAACTTAATGAAATTATTATTAGAACAGCAGCGGTATTTTTGCCAGAGTTGTTGGTGTACGACGCATCACAATCAGCAATGCCGGAAGCAGATCAACTAACGCAGTTAGACCCGATGGATGCAAATACCTATAAGACAACAATTCATTGGCCCGAACCACTTCCTGTTGATGCTCTTATCAAGCTTAATGAAGCCCAAGCAAAAATGGCATTGGGTATTGAGTCCAAGAAGGGTGCTCTTCGTTCACTGGGCGAGGAGTTCCCAAATGAAAAGATGATTGAAATCTTTGACGAACTTATGGACGACGCAATTGATCAGGGTGCACTTGATATGGTACGTGCACAAATTGGTCAGGCAGTGATGCTTGCTACAGGCCTACTGCCTGACGCATCTGGCATGCAAACGACTTCTGCTGGAGGTGCTAATGTATCTAGTGCGGGAAGTTCGGGAACGGGCGGACCGCTTCCAGGTGTTGGTGGTATTCCACCAATTGAGGAAGATCTAATTAATAAAATGACTAGTCGGGCATATGGCGCAAGGTTTGCACAGCGTCGTATTCCTGATGAAGACAAATAATTCGTTAACTACATCAGTAAATATTCGCTAAACAAAACATAGGAGAAAATTATGGCAAAGCGAGAGACAGATGAAATCACCATCCCTGCAGTTGCAGTTGATGCGTTTAATGAGGCGGCTCAACAAGTAGCCCCAAATAATCAAGCTACCCCAACGGGTAAAACTTTTTCTGAGGCAGATGTTGAAAACATCCGTAAGCAGGAAAAAGACAAGATGTACAAGCGTCTTGAAGAAGCCGATGCACGAGCAAAGGCAATGGAAGAGCAACTCAAAGTCCTTGCACAGGACCGTGAAGCAGCTATTAAAAAAGCTGAACAAACGGCTCGTGCTGAGGAAGAGGCTCGCAAACAACGTGAGTTTGAAGAACTTACATCCAAGCAATTGTTGGCAAAAACTGAAGATGAGTTCAACGTCAAGATTAAAAACATTGATGCTGAATGGCAAGCTCGGTTTGCAGCAATTGAAGAGGATCGCAAGTCTCAACAGGCGTTGCTTGATAAAGAGCGCGAATTGCGCGAATTAGAGACCTATCGTCAGCGAAAGCTTCACGAGGAACAAGAGAACATCATCCCAGAATTGATTGATCTTGTTGCTGGTAACACTATTGAAGAGGTAGACGCTTCAGTAGAAATCCTGCGCCAACGCAGTGCTGCTATACTTCAAAGTGTCCAACAAGCGACGCAACCACGCCAACTTAAAGGCGTATCGGTTACTTCGCCAGTGTCTGGGCCAATGGAAAACCAACAGGAATACCAAACGTTGAACTCGGATGATATCCGAAACATGACAATGGACCAGTATGTTAAAATGAGAGACAGGCTATTAAGTTCACGATCCAATAAAGGTCGTTTTTAAGGTCCAATATTCAACATGAAATTTAGGAGATAAATTATGGCAATTCCAGGCCCAGCGGGTGGTGCAATTACGGGTGCAGGTCTTACTTCGGTAACGACGACTGGCTACTCAAGTGACGCAACACTCTCACCAGCGATTCAACAGATTTGGTCAAAAGAAATTTTGTTCCAAGCAATGCCTGTTCTTCGTTTTGAACAATTTGCAGTGAAGAAGACCGAACTTGGTGTAATGCCTGGTTTGACAATCAACTTCATGCGATACACCAACCTTGCTGTTGATCAAGACAATGGCGCGACCCTTACTGAAGGTGTTCGCATGGAGCCAGTTGCTTTGTC